CTTTGCCGCTGCGGCCAGCAGGATCCATCCGCGCGTGGCGGCGCCTCTCAGTTTCGGCGGCGGGACCGTTAAGGATCTGAGCCAGAGCCGCGTCAGGAGCACGGTCAGGATCAAAGGTGACCTCAGCGTCTTTTTCCCAGGCGGCACGAGCGTCGTGTTGGACGGCGACCTCAAAGCGGCACCGCGAGTCTCTGGACTGCTCCACACCGTCTATTATGCGGCGCCCGTGCGGGCCCAGCAGCGGCTCATCGGTCCGTTGCGCACCGTCTTTCATACGAATGCGGCAGTGCTCGGGAGCGCGCGCATCTTCGGGGCAGCACCACTCCTCAAACTCCCAGCCATTCTGAACGGGCGCATCAGGAGCACGGCGCGCCTCAGTGCCCCGTTTGGGACCAAGCAATTGATAGTCGGCTACAGTCTGACAAACGTGCGCCTCATTGGCGGCAATCCACGCCAACAACTCTTACTCATCGGACAGACTGAGAGCGGCACCAGGGTCTACAGTTGGCTAACCTTCCAGCCGGTCACCAAAAAGGATCTGGGCAATGGCCTGGTGCGCAGTGAGGGGCGACTCCTCGGGCAAGCCCGCGTCTATTCCGCCGCAGGTCCAATCGTCAGCACGGCTGTGGCCTCAGGGCAACTCGGGCAGCGCCAGATGTTCACCGGCGGCGTGAGCCTCAACGTCAGCAGACTGCTCGGGCCGCTGGGCTTTGTGCCGCCCACCGTGAAACCGCTCGACGGGAAGATTCGCGTCCAGGCGCTGCTGGTCAACAGCCTGCCGCTCCACATCACGCTCGCCGGCGGGCAGAGCCTCGGCAGCGCGCGAGTGCTCTCGGCGGTCATCATCATGGATCAAGCACTCATCGGTGTGACCGCGCTCCATAGCAGAACGAGCGGCACCGTGACTTTCCTCGGCGGCACCGTCAAACTTATGGAGGGGCGGACGCAGGCCGCAGCGGTCCTCCGCGGCCTCCTCCAAATGTCGATGCTCGGCAGTCATCTCGAGGCCGGCGGGCTGGCGATGGGCACGCTGTTGTCAAAGAGCCTGTTGGCGGGACAGAGCAGCGCGCAGGCGCTCGTCTACAGCCTCTCGCCCGACTACTACAAGCGGAGCCTGATTATCGGCAGCGTCAGAATCATTGGGCCGATGCACCAAGCCCTGCCGCTCAATGGCAGCTGCATCAGGGCTGGGCAGGGCCGGATGCTCGGCCGGCTGTACATTCCGCCGCTCGCGCCCCAGTACATCTTCCAGGCGAAGTGTCGGCACTATGTGTTTGAGGCGAAAGACCGTCCGTTCATTGTGTTGGCGCGTATCCGCATCTATGTGTTCCGAGCATGAGGCACCGCCATGGAATCGTTTGATAAGCAACCGGCCGAAGCGCACGTGATCGCGATTGAATGGCAAGGGCGCCTCCCGCCCGGGGCCAATCTCTTTACCTGCTCGGTGAGCGCGACCCGCTATCCCGATTTGGTCACCGATAATTCGGTGATTTCGAATACCATCGCCTCGGTGAGCGGGACGCAAACGCTCGTGCAGGTGCGCGCGGGCTCGCATGGCTCCGATTATCGCATCACCTTCGACACGATCCTCTCGAATGGCGACAACCTGCAAGAAGACGTGCTCATGCGCGTGAGGGAACTATGAACGTTGCCATGTCGATTGTGAATTGGCCCGCGATGGTCAAAGGGATCAACGATGCCCACAAACTCCAAGTGCGCTACATGCGCGGGCAGATGAGCCGCGAAGCCAAGGCGATCCGCAAGAAATTCATCAATGAACAATTGCGTGGACGACCGGGCATTGCCGCCCAGGGGAAGCTGTCAAAGGGGAATAATGTGTGGACGCACGTGGAAGGGGATTCGCCGAAGACAATTGCCGGCCATATCGGCATTAGCCGGATTCTGAATGTCCATGAACAGGGGATCACGATCCATGCGAAGAATTCCAAAGGCCTGATGTATTTGCGGGGCGCGAAAACGGGCAAAGGGAAAGGCCCGATTATTGCGGTCTCGCCGATTGTACGCATTCCCGCACGGTTGAAATTCCGCGCGCTCGTCGCCACTGAAGCGCCGAAAGCGCTCGCCAAAGTGCATGCCGCTGGCGTGCGGGCGGTCGATCAAGCCATTAGTACGCAACTGAAAAAGAGCGTGCAAGGACTCAAGATTTAAGCATGGCCGATTCAATCCTCGAACAGATCATGAAAAAACTGGTGATCGTGTTGCAGAGCATCACGGCCGCGAACGGCTATGCCAATACCATTTTGAATGTCGAGCGCCAGAGCGCGAGCGGGCCTTCGCTGGCCCGCATGCCCTCGATCTTGATTGAGGAAGGCGATTGCCCCGTCGATTTTACCAAGTCCTCGCACGAGCGGGTCCGCCGCAGCCTTGAATTGGAAGTCGTCATCGTGACCGGCGTCGACCAGGAAGTCGATCAGCGCAGCGGCAGCGAGATTATCAACAGCATCATGGCGGACGTCGAATCGGCCATTGGTCAACATGAACGCTGGGACGGCCTGGCGATCATGACCGAACCCCCAGACTATACGACGAGAGATGTGGATCAAGAGACGCCGCAATTGCATCGCGGCTTGCGGTATCTCATCCATTTCGAGCATCTGCGAGGCAATCCCTGGGCACAATAAACAAGGAGGCGAGATCATGGCAAGCAATGCGATCCCTGCATATGGCACGATTTTGAGCCGCAGCACGGCGGCCTCGGGCAGTAATCCCAGTTACCAGACCGTCGGCGAAGTGAAGAGTATGTCGGGGCCATCGACCGAAGTCAGCACGATTGATGTGACGACGCACAGCAGCGCCGCCTCGGGCAACTATCGCGAATTCATCCCGTCGCTGATTGACCCGGGCACGATCGATATCGATTTGAACTGGGTGCCGAACGATACCACGCATGCCGCGTTGTGGACGGATTTGCAGAACCGCACCAAGCGCGATTTCAAAATCCAAACGCCCGCGGGGGCGACGGGCTCGAGTGCCAATATGACGTTTGCGGCCTACGTCGTCGGGATGCCCAAAGAATTCCCGACCGATGACGTGATGGGCGCGACATTGAACCTGCGCATTACAGGCGCAATTACGTTGGCGGTGAGCTAACAAGGAGGTGTGCAATGGATCCGGGCAGCAATGGCCATGGCAGCTTGTCGCGCGAGCAGATTTTGGCCGCCGTCGATCTCAAGATAGAAGCAGTGGAAACGCCTGAATGGGGCGGGAACGTCTTTGTGCGCAACATGACAGGCAAGGCGCGCGATGCGTTCGAGCGCACGCGCTTCAAAATGGTGAAGGATAAAGTCGAGGTGATCCATGAGAATACGCGCGCAGCGCTGTTGGCGGTCTCCCTCTGCGACGCCCAGGGCCATCTGCTATTCACTGCCCAGGACATTGAAGCCCTGGGCGAGAAGAACGGCGCAGTGTTGGACCGGCTTTTCGATGTGGCGCAACGGCTGTCGGGTCTCCGACAAAAAGACACGGAGGAGCGCCTAAAAAACTCGCCAAGCGCCCCGAGCGACGATTCTGGCACCAGCTAGCGCTGGCACTCGGCGGGCGCACCATAGCCGAATGGCAAGCGGTGATGTCGAATGAGGAATTTAACGATTGGATGGCCTACTACCTGCTGGACCCGTTTGGGAATGAACGTGCGGATTGGCACGCGGCACAAGTGACCGCGATGATTCACAACTGTAATGTCAAAAAGACGCAGCAGAAGAATATGGAGCACTTTCGTTTGACGTTCGATCCGGTAAAGGCGCTGGAGAAGCGCAAACAGGTGACGGCACGGACGGTGGACGAAAGCAATGCCCAGGTCGTGTCGTTCTTTCAAGAGTTGCAGCAACCGAAGGGCTGACCCGTGGCTGATATCGGCTCGCTCGTCGTCAAAATTGCCGCCGACGCCAGTGAATTGACCAAAGCGCTGGGCGAGATTCAATCAGGCGGCGATAAATCTGCCGCCGGGATGGCGCGCGCGGGCAAGGTCATGGGTGCGGCCTTTCTCGCGGCGGGCGCCGCGGCTGTCTACATGACCGTCCAAGCCGGGAAAGCCGCCGAAGAACTCGACCAACTCTCGCACATCACAGGCATCTCCACCGATACGCTGCAAGACTACGAAGTCGCGATGAACCGCGTAGGCTTGAGCGGATCCGATATGCAAATGATGTTCAAAACCCTCTCGAAGAATCTGGAAGAAGCGCGCAAAGGCACGGGCGAAGCGGCCGACCGCTTCCGGCAGTTGGGCATCGATATTACGAAAGTCACGAACACGGATGATCTGATTCGCAAGGTCATGGACTCGATGTCGCGCTTCAAAGACGGGACCGAAAAGGCCGCGATCGCTGGCGCCTTATTAGGGAAGGCCGGGCTCGCCTGGATCCCTGCGATGAAAGACGGCGCGAAAGCGCTGGACGATGCCGCCAAAAAATCCCAGGAAATGGGCGAGTTGAGCCAAGATCAAATTGCGGCCCTCGCGGCGATGGACGATGCGTTCGATGATCTCGCGATGGCCACCAAATACTTTGCGGGGAATTTAGGCGCGCTCTTGGCGCCGGCGATTCAATTCGCCGTCGAACTGCTCACGAATTTCCTTTCCATTATGAACGCCGGTCTGAAATCCATGCGCGAATTCTTGGGCATGACGAGCGACGTGAAAGCGGGCGCCACGGGGGCAGGGGTCGCTCCGCCTCCACTCGTGGACAGTGGCAAGGCGAGCGCTGCCACGCAAAAGGCGCTCGACGCGAAGGCCAAAGCCTTGGAAATCGAACAGGCGACGACGAAGAAATTGAACGATGCGACCCTCGCCAATTACATGGCGACGCAGGATCAAATGCTGGCGTATTCGAAGTCCACCGAAGTGCGGGTGTTGACGAACAAAGCGGAAATGTCCGAGCGCTTCAATAAGATCGTCGAAGAAAATGCCCAGGTGGAAATTTTCAACGCGCGTCAGATGCAGGAAGAAAAATTAGCCGCGTATGGCACTGATGAAAAGAGCATCGAACAGCGTAACGCCTACCTGGAAGACTCCTTAGGCCATATCGCGATCCTCGAGAATAATTTGATCGTGATTCAACGCAATGCGGCCACGGAGCGCACCAAGAATGCGACGGCGATCGGCGTCGCGATTCGCAACGAAGAAGTCGCAGCGTTGCAAGAGGAAGTCGACCGCTACCAAGCACTCGACACCGTGCAGCAAGCGTACTACCAGGACGCCTTGGCCTTCGAAGATAGTGTCGGCGCGGCACGACGCGTGCGCTTAGGCTTGATTGATGCCGAATATGATCTGAACAAGAAAGTCATCGAACAGAAGGCCAGGGACGAAGAGGAACTGGCGCAACTGATGGAGAATCTGGACAACAAAACCTTGGCGCGACGCATGGCGGTGGCACGCGAGCTACCCTACTTTTGGGAAAAACAAATGCAGGCCATTGTGGATGGCAATGCGTTTTCGATGGCCGCGATTGTCAACACGTGGACCAGTGGCATCACGACGATGATTCTGAAAGGCGGCGACTTGAAAGCCGCGTGGGAATCCACGCAGCAAGCGTTGCTGCAATCGGCATTGAACACCATGGTGCAATGGATCGCCGAATCGGTCCTGGCGTTCGCGCGACGATTGGCGCTCGGTGAAGCGGCGGCGGCGGAAGAAACGACACGCTACACGGCGATGGAATCGGCGAAAACGGCCGCGATGGTGGCCGGCGAAACCGCACGCAGCGCGATTGCCGCCGCCAGTTTTGCGACGATGAAAGTGATGGCCGTGGGCACGTTGGCGTCGATCCTGGCCGTCGGCAATGCCGCGTTATTGATTGCATCAGCCGTCGCGGTGGCGGTCTACACGATTGCGATGGGGGCCGCGGCGGTCATGGCCGCCGTGCCGTTTGGCCAACCCGCGGCGCTCGCCCTGTCGTCGGCCGCCATCGGGATGCTGGGCGCCTCGGCCGCGGCGATCATCGCCGCACAAGGGGCCATGCAAACGGCGGCCGGCGGGGCCATTGTCGCCTTGGCCGAAGGCGGCATTGTCACGTCGCCGACGCTGGCGATGATTGGCGAGGCCGGGCCCGAGGCCATCATTCCCCTCGATGGCAGTGAAGGGGTGGGCGGGGTGAAACAATTGATTGTGCCCGTGTATTTGAATCGGCGAGAAATTGCCCGAGCAGTGGTGGACGATTTGCCGAGCGCGATTCGCAAATCCAGCGTGCCGGTCTTTGGGAGCTAATCTATGGCACTGATCGCTGATGCGCATTTTGTGAAAGAGACGACGACGACCACCGGCAGCATGGGGGTGGGGGGGACGATTGCCCTCGCGGGCGCGGAAAGTGGGTTCAATTCGTTCAGCAACGGGATTGGCAC